TTTCTTCATGGCACTCATCATCTTTTTACCTTTTGTTGTTAGTGGCACTATTATTTCTCCTCTAAGTTTGGCAATCTTGGTTGTTAGCATTTTTTGTTTTTGCATTGGCATAATTTAATACCAAATACTTTGCACAAAATTTTATGAAATAATTTTTTCATGTTATTTTCCAATCAAAGAAGGACTTCTTTCTTTAGCGGCTTTTTCAGCTTCTTCTAAAGTTTTATGTTTAGATGTTGGATTTATTAAATTTTTATCTAACATTTCTTTTATTTCATTTTGAGAAAGTTTAAAACCATTTTGAATACTTGGAACATTTAACCAACTATCGTTGTACTGTATTGTAATTGATTTTTCGGAAACTTTTTCTCCACTTGGAGTTAAATAAATAGGCTTACCTGCTTTTGATGTTTCTCCTGTAGGTTTTCCTACTTTTTGTTTTCCTTGAAAATATTTTAACTGTTGTTTTGAATCCATAAGTTTATTTCTATTATTAATATTTAGATTTCATTTTCTTTCCAGTTTTCTTAGCATACTTCTTAGCAGCAGCTTTTCCTTTTTTAGAATAAGAAAACTTCTTCTTTCCTACCATTGGCATAATATTTCTCCTGTTGTTGTTCTGTGTCTTTTTTATAGCAATTAAAATGAGCTGACTTTTTGTCTGCAAAAGAAACAAAAGAATCAGTATTCATTAACTGTTTATTACAATGTCTGCAAAGACCAATCAATAATGATTTTATCTTTTTCTTTTTTACCAAGCCTTACAACTCCAATATCTAGCTGATAACTTATTCGTTTCTCCAGAACATTTGTGTCTTGCTCTAAAAGATTTACGTCTAGCTGCGATATGTTTTTTAATCTTCATGTTAGGATCACCAAAGCGAACTAATCTAACTTGATCTCCTTGCTTAGCCAACACCGCAGACTTTTTAGATTTGCCTGGTGTTCGTTTAGGTTTGTTATAACCTGCAAATTTTTCACCTCTATATGTTATCATGCTTTATCTCCACACATCTAAAATTAACAATTAATTGTTCTTTAATAAAGTCTTTTTTATCTATGTTCTTTAGTATAACGGTTGATTTTTCATATCCTGCAACCCCACAATCGTACATATCTAAGAACTCCCCTGATTTGATTTCAGGCATACATACTTGATGTAGAGTGGAGCATATATATATAATTAAAGCAAATTTCATTTTTTAAATTTATCCAAAACATTAATTCCAAAGCTACCTGATATGATGGCTAGTAATGAATACCAAAACAAATCATTAGCTGATTTTAATAATTCCCAACCTGCTGCCATAAAAGGTTGAGTGTAAGGCACAAAGTGTGCAACTAGAATTAATGTATAGACAATCGTAATCCATTCATCTTTCCAAGATTTTTCGGAACTAACTACTTGTTGAACAGATACATCTTTGCTTGCTTCTATTTCTTTTGCTCTGATAATTTTATCTTTTTCTAACTTGTGTTCAATTGCACCAATCGTTTTAGATATAATTAAATTAGTAATAGGGTTCTTAATAAGTGGTAATATGAAATTTAACATGATTATGTTGTCCTTACTCTGTTGGCTAGGGTCTTGCAACGATCTGGAGTTTGTTGATGCCACCTGGAATCAATCATCTCATCAGCTGCATTAACCCAATTCTTTTCTTGTAATGCTTGAATAAACTTTTTAAATTTATGAACCGTTCCTATACCTAACTGAAAAATCATTTCTATGAGAACACCTTTGATTTGATCAGGAACATCTAATTTGTATTCACTACAAAACGATTCCATTTGTTTCTTGGCATTAGTAAAGTCTTGCTCAAATACTTCTTCTAGTATTTCTTTGTCATATTCTACACCTTCTTCAAAGGTATCGTTAGGTGTAATCAAATGTCCATAACCAATGGTTTTTTTACCAAGAGAATCTGCATAGATACTATTGCGAAACCCCTCATGGATTTTAATACTAACCTTTATGGAATCAATATTCATTTTTTCTTTCTTTTGTTACAAACGTAAAGCTCTCTCCATATTTTGTTTTCCAGTCTGCTGACAATGGTAAGAATTTTCCGTAACAAGAATCTATAGAATCTTTCACACATTTGCATCCCCCTAATAAAAAGCATTTGATGTTTGGTGAGTACCAGTAGCACTTCATATATTATTTTTTATTATTAATGTAATTATAAACTCTACCAAAAGATTGATTGATTTGAAACAACTCTCCTTTGATCATAGAACTATCTTCTTTTAATTCTACTACACTTACAAGTACCCATGTAGATAAACCCATTAGAATCGTACCTAAGACTCCTATAATCCACTTCATATCTATCTTCATATTGCTTTAGTGGGTATTTTAATGTTAGCCAATATTTTATCTTTGTTAGTACCTTCTTTAATGGTATAGCCAGAACCATTCTTATTGATATCAACTTCTTTTCTATTATTGAGAAGAACTTTATTGCTTTGTTCTTTTTTCTTTTCTTCATGGTTCTTGATGATTAAATCCTTTAATCGTTCCATAGTTACTCCCCATTATTTTTTTTCTCTTTTACATTATTAAACATATCTTTGTTAGGAGTATTATTGATTAAATCATATAATTCTTTTAAAGATATTGTTTTTCTTAATTTTTTTTTAGGTTTTTGTTTTTCCATCACTAATAAAATCTATAAAATAGATTTCAATATTTAATTTTTTTTGTTTGGCAGTAGGACATCTATAGATTTCAGATTTGTCTTTTTTACGAAATGTTTTAGTCTTTACGTCTATTAATCTTATCTCTCCGGTTTCTTTATGTACTGCAACTAAATCAAATAAAGATTGTGGGTCTATTGCTTTGGCAACTAAATAATTTTCTTTCATTAGTTGTATCATCGCAATATGTTCTGCAATAGTACCAATATTGGATTTAGTTATTTTGCTAGTAAAGTTACGATCAGATTTGCAACACCTGTTAGACTTATTCCTAATATAACCCATATAACCTTATAGATTAGATTCACTTTTTCGTCTATATGGTGTAGGTGATTATCTTTAATGGTGTCTATCTTGTGGTGGATGAGAGCCATCTCACCTTGTAGTTTAACTATCTCAATTTTATTCTCTTGAGAAGTGGAAAGTTTTTCTTCAGTCATAGTATATTAATCTTTAATGAAAATAGATCCTCCTAATTTTCCTAAAATAATTGCAGCTCTTTCAGTATTAGGTTTTAGTTTTTTTAACTCAACCAATTCTTTAAGGCTTTGTGGGTTTAGCAAGGCATTAGCCATAACTCTTTCAGATGCTTTTTTGTATATCCTTCTGGAAGCTGTAAATAATCTTCCTAACAAAGTAAATTGTCCAAGTCTTGCTCTAATAATATCTGAGAACGCACTACCAAAAACACCTTCAGCTGCTCTTGATGGAGATTTTCTTCCAGAAATTTGTAATGCTCTATTTAACGTATCTAAATTATCTATAAATTCTTTTCCAAATATTTCTCTTAAAGCAACTTTATAACCTCTTTCCCCTCCAGCACCGTTTAAATAATTATCAAATGCTTTAGGATTGATAGTCTTCATTCCAAGTCTATCAGAAGTAATTGCTACTCTTTCATTTAAATCTGTTAAAACATTTCTTTGAAATCCTCTAAATACTTCAGGATCATTTTTTAAAATGTTTTTTAATTTAATAATTTCACCAATGTTGTTTGGTTTATAAATTTTAGTAAAGATTTCTTGTGGAGATGAACTCTCTAGTTTTCCCTCAAATGATTTAATGAGTTTGTCAGACATTTCTTTTCTTACTTTAGTAATGTCTTCAATATATTTTTTTAGTCCACCAATTCTTGAAATTTTGTCATATTCTGCTTTCGTAAAGAATTGTTTTAAAGGAGCATTATAAGACTGTATAAATTGGTTATGTTTAACAAGATTAGGAGAGCCATTGACTAATACTTTGCTTTTATAAAAATCATAAATAGAATTTTTATATGCAGCTAAAGCATCAGGAGATTGGCTAATTACATCGTATGTTTCTTTTGCTACTTTGCCTGACCCAAGACCTCTTTTAAAGGTTTGAGCAAAAATATCTTCATTGGCTATTTTAAGAACACCATTAGAATCTACAGATGTTAATTTAGATATAGTATCGTTATTTAACAATTGTTTGTTTCTAATAACTAAAGCATTAAAATTTTCTAATTCGTTTAGATATTCTTTACTTGCATTTTTTTTAATTTGTTTTTTAAATGCACTTTCTAGTAATTTTAATTTACCAACATCTACACTTTCGCCTGTAACACTTCCAGTTTGAGCATCTCTTATTTTTTTACCTAATGCCTGGATTGTTTCTCTTGCAGACTGCAAAGGAATAGATGAATCTTTTTGTGAAATATAATCAAATACTTCTTTTTTAAAAATACCTTCTGTTTTGGCAATATTTAATAAATTAAATCTATCTTTAGTAGTTAATTTAGATAAAGCATCTGCTATAATATCTGTATTTATTTTTTGAACTCCAACTGCTTGATCAAGATTTTTAGCAGCTAAATCTACATTTTCTTTATAAGTTTTAGCTAAATCATCAATAACAGACCTTGCTTCTACTCCGGTTACTTTTGCACTACCGTCAGGCAATCTAAAAATGCTTTTGGTTAATAAATTTTCAGCTTGTTCTTGTCTTTTAATAATTGCATTAACTTCAGGTAAATTTCTTTTTTTGATAACATCTTGTATCATAACACCTGTATCAAACTGAGATATAGGCTTTGTTGCTCCACCTGTATTAAATCCTGATTTAAGTACACCAAAATAATTATTTAAAGCTGTAGCTTGTTCTCTACCAAATGTTCTAAATTCATCCATGTAACCTAATCTTTTTACATTCTCAAAAGATTGTTGAGCAGCTAACATATCTGCATCATCTAAAGATTGAGCAAGGGTAAATTTTAATTTAGAATTAATTTTTGCTTTGTCTAAAGTTTCGTTAATATTGTTGGCAATTTTATCAGCATCTTTAATATCGCCTAATACTTTAGTTGCATCGTCTGCAACAATTCTTCCTTTAATTAAATTATTAACACCTTTAATTGTTTTAGCTGCTACAGAACCTACAACTCCACCTGCCAAAGATATACCTGCTGTTTTAGCAGCTTCAGCAAACAAATCACCATCTGTTATTTTAGTTCCATCAGCTCTTGTTTCATTAATTTTATATAATGTTTGACCAAGTTTTAATCTTGCATATTCTCCTGCACCTGCCGCAAAAGCACCAGCTGCAATACCACCTGTACCTCCTGT